CTTACTTAAATAACACCGTGGCCTATGCAATAGCTTTTGCGTTGTATCACAAGGTTGGTAGGATAGATCTGTTTGGCATTGATTTTTCATACAAAGAAAATCTACATTTTGCTGAAGCTGGCAGAGCTTGTGTTGAATTTTGGATAAGTAAATGTATGAGTGCTGATATTTTGGTTGGTATAAGTGGCAGGTCAACTGTTCTAGATTCTAACGTGCCAGCACATGAAAAACTATATGGTTTTCATAGATTGGAAAAACCGTTAGTAGCAGTCCCACACGAAGGCAAATTTTTGATTGGACCGTTTGAGGAGATTAATGAAGAATTAGAAAAACAAGGTTTAAAAATAAACGAGGATGTGGTGCCTCCCGAACCCTACAAAGGATAAAGTGAACGTTAAAGGCGACATAACATTAGGTAAAATAGGTGTAGAAACGACACAAAACAAAGGCCATGATCCAGAATTTTGGGCTGCCCAGGCAACAAAAAAAATATGTGAAGTTTCAGACAAAGCACCAGATCATGTCAAACAACAGGCTTTGGCTTTCCAAAATCAAGTTTATACTGTAATCTTATATACTATAAAAAATGCAATAAAGTCACAGAATACGACTTATGCAAATTTATTAAGTAAACAGGGCCATGAAGACATGGCTAAAATATTGAAGGAGCTATAATGGCAATTACATCTGCAATATGCACAAGTTTCAAGCAAGAGGTCTTGGTTGGAACCCATAATTTTACTAATTCTAGTGGTAATTCTTTTAAACTAGCGCTTTATACAAGTTCGGCTACGCTTGGTGCTGGCACAACAGCCTTCACTACAACAGGACAGGCGAGCGGCACTAATTACACCTCTGGTGGTTCTGCGCTAACTAACGTAACACCGTCAACATCTGGCACAACAGCAATCGTCGACTTTGCTGATCTAACGTTTAGTAACGCTACGGTAACTGCTCGTGGTTGTTTAATATACAACGACACGAACAGTGATAAGGCTGTCTGTGCGATTGACTTTGGCGGCGACAAAACATCTACTGCCGGAGATTTCACAATTGTGTTCCCCGCTGCTAATGCAACAGGTGCGATTATTAGATTAGCCTAGATTTTTGCCAGGTATGTTAGAATCAAGAGATGCCTCTAAACAAACTAAATTTCAAGCCTGGAATCAACAAAGAGGAAACTGATTATTCCAACGAAGGTGGTTGGGTTGACGGCAACTTTATAAGATTCAGAAAAGGCCGTGTTGAAAAAATAGGTGGTTGGGAAAAATTAAGCTCTAACTCTGTAGTAGGTTCAGCCAGAGCTTTACACGGTTGGGTATCACTTGCTGGTGATAAATATCTAGGTGTTGGCACCACTAACAAATATTTTATAGAAGAGTCTGGCATATTTAACGATGTCACACCTGTTCGTAAAACAAGCACAAATTCCATAACCTTTGCTAAGGTAGCCGACGACGATGCCACGTTAACAGTAACAGATAGTAGTCATGGCGCAGTAGAAGGAGACTTTGTAACCATATCTGGCGCAGTGAGTTTGGGTGGCAATATAACAGCCACGGTTTTGAACCAAGAGTATCAGATATCAACTATAACAGGGACCAACACATATACCATTGAGGCAAAAGATACAACTGGCAGTCCAGTTTTGGCTAATTCAAGCGATACTGGTAACGGTGGATCTGGTGTTGACGGCGTGTATTTAGCAAACTCTGGTACTGATTTTTTCGTGCAATCAACAGGTTGGGGTGTAGGTGCTTGGGGTGCTGGCACATGGGGATCCTCAACTGCATTATCTGAATCTAACCAGTTACGTCTTTGGACACACGATAATTTTGGCGAAGATCTTATAATAAATCCCAGAGCTGGTGGCATTTTCCGATGGGTAGAAAATGATGGTGTATCTACCAGAGCTGTATCTCTAGCCACCACGAGCGGAGCTAACAAAGTGCCGACTAAAGGTTTGCAAGTAATAACCTCTGAAACCGACAGACATTTGATAGTTTTAGGGGCGGATCCATTATCTGGAGGTTCGAGAACCGGAGCTGTGGATCCTATGTTGATAGCCTTTAGCGATCAAGAAAATCCATTAGAGTTTGAACCTCTGAATACTAATACCGCAGGATCTTTACGACTTTCAAGCGGAACATCTATTATCGGTGGCTTAAAATCACGACAAGAAGTGTTGGTATGGACAGATACCAGCTTGTACAGCATGAATTTTATTGGACCTCCGCTTACCTTTGCTATCAACTTGGTTAATGAAGGAGCTGGTCTGATAGCACCCAAAGCAGCTGTCAATGCACCCAATGGTGTCTTTTTTATGAGTAAAAATGCGTTTTACTATTACAACGGATCTGTGCAAAAACTACCTTGTACTGTACAAGATCATGTTTTTTCTGATTTAGATGTCAGCCAGGCTTTCAAATGTTTTGCTGGGTTGAATGAGGAGTTTTCAGAAGTTTGGTTTTTTTATCCGTCTATTGCAGACGGCACTAGAGAGATTTCCAGGTACGCAATATTTAACTATGAAGAACAATCATGGAGCATTGGTTCTTTAGAGCGACACGCTTGGTTAGGATCTGCTATTTTTGACAATCCACGAGCCAGTGGCAAATCATCCTCAAATGAGTTTATTTTTGAACACGAAAAAGGTTTTAATGATGATGTCAACGCTATGGATAATGTTTTTGTAGAGTCTGGAGATATAGATTTGGCAGACGGTGATAATTTTGTTTTTCTCAAAAAAGTTTTGCCAGACATATCTTTCATAAACGATGTGGGTACAAGTCAAGATCCCGCAGTAAACTTAGTAGTCAAAAGACGCAACTTTAATAACCAAACACTAGCTACTGATTCTACAAGTCAAGTCAAAGGTGACACGACTTTTTCTAGTCTTAGAACCAGAACCAGACAGTTTGTTTTACGATTTGAGTCTGATGATGATAACGATGAAGTAGATAGAAAAAACTACAAATGGAGACTTGGTGACACTCGTGTAGATATCGTACCGTCCGGTAGAAGATAATGAGTAAACTCTTACCAACCAGACTGCCTTTGGCGCAAAGAGATGCCGTAGATGCAGATACTTTTAATCGGCTTGTTAGAATCTTAGAAATAAACCTCAATGCACAGGACCCAGATCTTGTAAAAAGTTTTAATGCTACTGAGCTAAGTGAATTGCAATTCCAAGCTGGAGCGATTATATTTAACACTACAACAGAAGTTCATCAAGCGTTTGATGGTACGGAGTTTAGAAACCTGTATGAACATCAAACTTACTTGACTGGATTGTCTGGTACAATAAGTTTAGGAAGTGTAACAGTAAGCACGCCATAAAAATGAAAGAAGGACTTAAAAAAAGACTAGCCAGATTTTCCGCTCCAAAAGGTGCACTGTCAGACGATGAAATTAATAAAATTGAGACGTTCAGAGACAGGATGCTTGGTGGGGGTTCGCAAGAACCTAGACTAGAAGATGGCTCACCCTTACCAGAGGGTATGGTGCCTGGCTTTTCAAGAACAGCAGATTACAGAGACGTAAATCAGAATGGTATTGAGGACAGAGACGAGGGTATTTTTAGACGAAGTGATCTAGTTCCAGAATCCGATATGCAACGTCGTGGCAACATAGATCCAGGATTTTACAGACCAATTCCATCCCTAGAGGATTTTCCAGGGATGGGGCAAGGTTTAAGACCGCCAGGGCGAGTGCCGCCACCAAGTATTAATCCTGTCGATCCAGGTCCCCAACAAATGAAACCTAGACCTCCACTGGAAGTACCCCCTGGTCTAGGTCAAGATTTTGATGAAGAAGAACGTGAACAATTAGAAAAACTACTACGAAAAGCTGAAGTCAAGCAAATGAGCCCATTGGGTGAGATAGCTGACAGAATAGCTGCATTAGGTGAAGGTGAAGATACACAGCTAGCACATTTACGTCCTGGGGAAGTCGTTTTGCCACCAGAATTTTTTGACGATGAAAAATTTGAAAAAGTCATAGAAGGTAAATTTAAAGAGT